GGACGTGTCATCATCAGGGGATAAGGGATCAAGGTTCTTGGGCAGCCAATCAGCCACAAAGTCACGTAGTTCGTTAAGCCACTCCTGATTTACATCTGGAGGTTTTATGGTAAACCGCTTTCGCACACCTGCTAGTCCAGTTTTGACGTGATCCACATCAGGGTGAGGTTGCACAGCTCCAGTATAGTGCGGGCCGGCTGAGACTAACATAGGACGCCGTTTCTCCTCTTCGCCATAATCCAATACCTTGTACCTGGCGGATTTCTTGACATCAGTGAGAGGGGGCATCGGAACCTCACAGTACCGATAGCCATAGGCGTAAAATCGGCCGTCGCTTAATGGCGACGGACCGAGGGGTGCTTTAGCCGAAAATCCCCACCAAATTCAGACGAAGTCACGTCCGGCAGGAATTCTCGTGTTTGCCGATAATACTCCAAAAAGTATGTGGCAAGAAGGACAGTATCATTTGAAACGTTCACACCAGGCTTAACGTTATCAAAACGGTTAAAATTAATGGTGCTACTAGTGTTCGCGGTCTGATACATTCTTTCTCGTTGGTCTAATGCACTAATGTTTCCAGCAGTGTTTCGAGGAACGAGGATTTGGGACAAGAGCTCAAGTGAAGAAAAGATTGTTACATCATTTGCATAGCCAGCGTTGTCATATTCGGTGACGGTCCATGGAGCAAAAAGCGGATCAATGTGCTTCATATCGGTCTTTGCGGCATTATCTGTACGTAAATCAGCCGTTAAAACTGTATCACCTACTAATACAAGGGGGGCAGGTTTCAACCATTGAGCGGGATCAAAGAATTCTCTTTTAACATCCCACTTGCGAGTCAACTTCCATATTTGAGGTATGATAGTTTGCTTGTAAGGAAATATGTTATATCTGTGATAGATATATCTCCTAACACGCTCACAAATCCATGGGGAAGCTACAACAATTCCACTTAAGACTAGAGACAACAGAGGGATACCAATGAACGTTGTGGGATGCACAAACGCATATAATCCATGCTCCCTAGTCATGTGTACTAAGTGCAACAATCCTGTGAATAGGACGAAAAATGAGAACAATAAAAACACCCTGACAAGGTTTCCAACAATATGGTTCTTACCGTAAAAAGTGAAATTACCTTGGTAGGCTTCCAAAATTTCCTCTTTAGTGTACGAGTTAAGTTCCTC